TTGCCTGAGAAAGATGTGGAAGATTTGGAGCGTAAGGAAAAACTAAAAGGCTTCGAAAAGCCCTCTGATGCGCTAAGGATTAGTATTGAAGCGGGCGACGAGACTCGAACTCGCAACCCTCAGCTTGACTTGCAATGACGCTGCAAATAGCAGCAGGAAGAGGATTTATACTATGACCGTTTTAGGGTGTCCACTTTTTCGTCCACTATTTCGCGACCCACGCGGCAGACTCGCACACGTAATAACTCGTGCCCACGCCGCCGTCAGTCCGCGAATAAATCGAGCCGGTTGTGCAGACGCCCGCCGGCGCGCCCGCGCCCCGCGTCCATGACGCCGTCCCACCGAGAGACACTGAGCTGAAAATTGTCGTCCCTGCGCCGAGCGTGGTGCCGTATTCAGATGATGACGCGCCACGGACGATTCCGATATTCGCATTGGCGTAGTTCAGGAAGTCGTTGTTCTTGTAGACGACCGTGTTCACTCCGGATTCCACAATTCTCGGGTCGCCGTTGCCGCTCAGCAGAGCGATGAAATTGTCTGCGACTCGCCCGCCATCAACGCTCCCCATCTCGACCGAATAGCTGCCGCCTGCACCGGAGTTCAGGATTTCATTATTACGAATCCTCGGCCGTAGGTGCGCCCCCGTCTCATAGAGACGAATGGCCGCGCTGTTCGCACCCTTAATGAAGTTGTCGGCTATCAGTAAATCCTCGGTCGTCCCCGAGACCAGTATTCCGAGCGTGAGGAAGGTCGAGGAAGAGTGCGCGCCGCCGATGATCTGGTTGCCCGTCACGGTGATGCGCTTTGCCGTCGAGCCTGAGACGCCCTGCACACCTATCCCGTTAATCGCGCCGGCGTAGGTAGAGCCTTCCAGGTTGATCCAGTTCCCGGTTATCTCGCCGTCAGACATGAGGTCTGTCGGTTCATTAGGCTCCAGGTCAATCACGGTGAAACTTTGGAAGCGAGAGTCCTGCTGCCAGAAATAATTCTTTCTGAAAGAGAAGTGTGAGCAGTTGACGCACGCGAGGCACTGGGAACGAACATTTTTAAAGGTCACGTTCTCAACCACTATTTCGGTTGCGTATCGTCCCAGACTCTCCGGGTCGGTGCCGAGGGTAGAGGATGCGCCGGCGGCGATGCCAATTGCCCGGACGCCGTCGATGGTCATGTTACGCACGCTGCAATTGTGGCAGTTGCCGAGCGTGATCGCGCCGGCCGCCGCGCCATGGTTGTTCCCTGCGCCCCTGATGGTGCCGCCCCGGATGTGGATGTTTTTGGAGGGGCGACCGTTCTCAGTGGCTGTGTTGTAAGCGACGATCACGTAGTAGTTGATCTCCATCGTCACGGTCGGGTTCTGCTCGATGACCGTGCCGGGCATGAGTTCGATCATGTTGTTGCCGCGCGGCTGGAGCGCCCCGTTCGTCGTCGTCGTGGTGTAGACTCCCGACAACACCAGGTTGTGGCCGACGGCCAGTTCGATAGGCGTGGAGATGACGCCACCACCCGTATGGATGATAGTTCCCCGCGTCGAGCCGAGCGCCGCGCCTGCCGCGTTGACCTTCGCGCCAACGTCGCTGCCAGCGAGCAGGTCAGAGAAGAAGAGGCGTCCTGACACGCCCGAGGTGGATAGTCCCGCCGCGTTCACGCGCACCACCGTCTGATTTGCGATTTGCAGATCGATCACGCCGACGCCGTCGGTGTTAGTATCCGCGCCGATAGTGGTCGAGCCGGTGTTGGTCACGCCGCCCGTCGCTCCCGCCAGCCCTGTAATGCCAGCCCCGTTACCGACGAAGCTGTTCGCCGTCACCGTCCCGCTGGAGTTGATGTTGCCCACTGCGGTCGTGCCGGTGATGGTTGGATTAGTGATCGAAGGACTTGTGATCGAAGCTCCGGAGATGGTCGTGCCCGTCTGCGTCCCCCCGGTAATCGCCGGCGTCGTGATCGTCGGCATCGTGAGCGTTACGCCCGACTGCGTCCCGCCGGTAATGGTCGGGGCCGCGAGCGTCGCCGTGGTCAGAGTTTTACCGGAGAGCGTCGCCGGCAGTTCGGCGTTTTTGATGTTGCTGTAGGTCGTCGCCGAGAGCGTGCCGTTCACTGTTACTGTTGAGCCGCTCTGACTGACAATCGAGTCGGAGAGGTTCACGCCGTTCCAGTATTGCAGTCGCCCCGTCGTGCGCCCTTCTCCGACGAGCTGCGAGAGCGCCGCCGCGGTCACCGCCGCGGTCAGGGACGCGACTCCGGCCTGCGACGCGAAGGTGTATTGCGCCGCCAGGTTCGTATCGAGAACTTTGTACGGGGCGAGGTTGATCGTCGTCGTCGAGAGCGGGATGTCGTAAACGCCGACGAAGGTCTGCTTGCCTGCGCCGCTCGTGTAATAGACCTGGTAGTAGGCCGCAGGCGAGAGGAGCCGCGAAGGGTAGACGGAGAGGTCGAAGACGCCGTTCGTGAGCGAGGCCGAGACGCTCGTGCCGACGGGAATTAAACCATCCGGCGCCGTCACGGTCTGCGTCAGGATGAAGGTTACTTTGCCGCTCGCGGGGCCGCCGCCCGGATCTGTGATCGAGTCCCTGATGCGCGTCTTCGCGTTCGAGACGGTGAGCGTCACGGTGCCGGCCGCCGACGTGTCGCCGCCCGACGTGACCGTGTAGGTGAACGAGTCCGCGCCGACATAATTTGCGACCGGCGTGTAGATCGCCGTCCCCGTCGCGGCGTTGAAGCCGGAGAGAGCGCCGTGCGAGGGATTGCCCACTATTGCGTAAGTGAGCGCCGTGCCGTCCGCATCCGAGCCCTGCAGTTGGACGATGTTCTGTCTATTGGCTGCCGTCGTCGCCGAGAACGACGTGGCCACCGGCGCGGCGAAGATCGGTGACGTGGCGGCCATTGCCACGGGCGCCTGCGCGAACGCCAGCAGCAGCACGAGTGTGAGCGATAGAATTTTATTCATCTTAGGTTTCCTCTCTAGTTAATCAGTCGCCACGCGACGACGCCCGAGTCGTCACCGTTCGAGCTGGTGATGGTGAAAGAACTTGCCTCTGTGCGCGCCGAGATGCGCAGCGCCCCGGACGTGAAATCGTCTTGAGCCGTCAGGAAGATTTTGGAAGCGGAGGTGACATTTGCGTCCGAGACGACGCAAACGCCGGCATTAAGCGTGCAGGTGCCGAGGCGTTCGAGCGCGACGGCCGTCCCGTTCGTTCCCGTGGTGCGCGTGCCGTTGGCGTTGGCGAGCGTCGCCGCGCTGCCCGACGTGCCGCGATATTTGAGCGCGCCCGATTCCACGTAGACCTGCCCAATGCCAGCCGGGGAAGTGGTCGGCGCGGTGGCGTTGGCGAGCGAGAGCACGTTAGCCGCGGAGGTCCCGGCGGAGGCCGTCCCGATCCCGACGTTTCCGGAAGCATCTATGTGAAGTCTCGTTGTCGCTCCCGTCCCGAAAGTCCCGGCGGCGATGGTCGCCCGCGCGTTCGACTCGATCTTGAAGATGCCGGTGCTGTCGTAGGCGAGCGTGACCGAGGAGCCGGCGGCACCCATCGCCCCGATCTTTCCGTCCGTCCGATCCACGAGGAAGGCGCTGGAGCTGCCCGTATTCTGGAACAGCCCTCTCCCGACGACGTGCAGAGTTTGCGTGGGCCCGCTCGTGCCGACACCCAGGCGCTCGGTCGCGCTGTCCCAGAAAAACTTGCTGTTACTTTGCGAGTAGACGCCCGATGCTCCCGCGAATATGACGCTCCCCTGAGTGAAGGCCGTGCCCACACCCGTACCGCCGCGTAGCACGCCGAGCGTCCCGGTCGTGAGGTCGCCGGCCGAGCGCGTCGCCAGATCGGCGAGCGAAGATGTCGTCTTATCGATCTGCGCCCAGGTGTAATCACCCGACGCCGCGACGACGGCGCCCGCGCGCCCGAAGACGGAAGTGACCGCGGCGGGAAGCGCCGCCCAGGTTTGATCGCCTCTCAGGTATGTGCTGCTCGATGCCGTGCCGCTTCCGAGCCGCGCCGTCGCGAAAATGCCGGAGGAAGTTTTCGCGGCACTCAGGCCCGGCAGATCGGCCTCGACGACGGCACGCCACGAGGGCAGCCCGTAAGAGCCGTCGGGCGATGCGTAGAAGAGATTTCCATTCTGCGACGTGGCCGTGCCTGAAGATGCGCCCGCGGTGCAGTTGATGACGGCCATGCGCCCTGAGAACGTGACGCAGCCCGGGGGCACGCGCAGCTCGTTGACGCCGTTGAAGCTCTTCTGGCCGTCGGAGACTTTGAGCGTCGGGGTCGTGGCGCTTCTGCCCTGCGCGAGCGCGGCGCCGCTGCAGAACAGGAACAGGATGATCACGGAAACAATTGTTTTTCGCATTAGCTAAGCTCCTCATAATCGACTTTGAAGCGAGGTGTCGGGTCGAAGTCTCCGGTCGAGCCGCCGAGCGTCTCGCCTTCACTCGCGAAGGTCAGCGTCAGCACTTCGGACTCCGCTCCGTAAGCGCCGCCCGACGAGTGCGCGACTGTCACGTAGATCGTCCGTTCGAGCTTGACCGGCACGGGCGAGAGCGCGCAGGCGATGCGCCTCCAGACTGCGTCGGCGTCATCCGCCCCGGCCAGGTCGCCGAAGGCGAGGCGGCTCTCGCCCATCGCGGCCGCGCCCGCCGTGTTGTTCTCGATGAGCGTGTCGCCGATCCAGAGATCCGCGGTCAGGCCGCCCGCCGCGACGACGAGCCGCACCTTCGCGTCGCCGTGCGCGTGTGACGTGCCGCCGTTCAACTTCACTTCATCGGCGTCGAAGGTCAGCTCGTACAGGTGCACCCCGTTTTCGACGACGACGGCGACGCATTCGGCCGGTCCCGCCGCCTCCGTGGCCGTCACGCCGGGCGCATCGAGTTCGAGCGTGACGCCGCCCGCGAAAGGAGCCGCGGGGAAATCGTCTTTCGTGTAGTAGGTGGCGGAGTTGAGGCCGGTCGAGTTGATGCGCCAGCCGTCGCCCACCGCTTCCGCCGGCGCGGCCCCGACTTTCGTGAATCCGCTCTCCGCCGGGTCGCCGCCGCTGAAGGAGAAGACTGGGGTGAACGTGCCCGTGCGCGAGATGTCGATATAGTCGCCCAACTGGCCGCCCACGGCGACGCTCTCGGCCGTCGTCGGATTGACGAGCGCGCCGCCGTCGAGGCTCTCGGCTATCTTCAGTCGGCGCTTGCTCGCGAATTTCGTGTAGCCGCTCACGCCGACGGTGACGCTCTCCGCAGTGGCGTCGCCGACCTGCCCGATTGCCGGCGCGGCCGTCTCACGCTTGAAGGGAACGCCCACCTGCACCGCGTCTTCGAGCGACGAGACATCGGGCGTCCCGTCCGCGGAGTAGGAGATGAAGTAGAAAAGCAGGTTCTTGTCCGTGACCGGGTTGTTCGGGATCGATAGTTTTCCAGTACTGGGGAAGCGGCCGAGCGAGACGGCCGCCCCGGCGAAGCGCCCGTCCGCATCGAGTTCCCTTCTGAAGACCTCGACCTCGACGGCCTCGCCGTGGGCCGGCGGATACCACGTCTCGCGCGCCTGCGGCCTGAGCACGACGTTCTGTCCTCCGCTCGGTTTGAGGATGATGTCCATCTACACCGTCTCCTGTTCGGCAAAGCCGTTCAATCCGTCGGCGCGCGTCACGCTGAAGCGCACGAGGGTGCCCGCGTCCACGTCGAGCGCGCCGCCGGCGATGATGCCGAAGGCGTTCGATTGCAACGGGTCGAGCGCGACGTTGTTCGTCACGTCGTAGACCTGCACGGCCTGGTTCGGCACCGGCGTGAACGTCCCGTCGTTGTTGTCGATGCGAAGGGTGAACGCGTTGAAGCTAGACATCAGAAAGTCCTCTGGAATTCGATCTCGATGGCGTCGTAGGAGAAGTCCACCCCGGTGATGAGCGGCGAGGGTGGCCGCTTCCAGCGCAGCAGCTCGTACGGGTCGAAATCTTCACCGCCGCCGTCGTCGTCCGGCGGCTCGATGATCTCTTCCATGTTTGCGTAATACTCGACCGGGTAAGCCTGCGCCGAGACTTCAACGAGGAGGTTCGGTAGCTGCCGGACGCTGCGCACGCGGAAGTACTCGAACTTCTGCACGCCCGTGCGCCGGTTGACGAGGCTCCGGGAGAGCACGCGGATGACCCGCGACTTGTAGAGCGAGAGCGCCTGCGTGAAGAAGGTCTGGAACCGGATGCGCTGGTTGTTCACGAGGCCGCCCTCGTCGAACTCGCCGAGGTCGCGCAAGGTGACGCCGAGGCGCGACGCCTCGCCCTTCGTCGTCACGCCGAGCAACTTGTAGGGCTTCTCGACGACGCGCCGGCCCGTGTCGCCGAAAGCGCGGCCGGCGCGCAGTTGCGCCTCGACCGAATCGAAGGTGAGCGGGTGCTCCTGGTAGTCGCGCTCTTTATCGTCGAAGGTGACGACGATGCTGTTCGGCAACTCACGGTCCGACATGCTCGTGCGCGTGAGCGTTGACTTCCCCGTCGTCTCATCCCGGATGATGTTCCGGTCGTCGCCGTAGTCGGTGAAGAGGAGCGCGGCGTCGAGTTCCTCCTGCGAGAGCCGCTTGAGCGGGAAGACGCGGAGCTTGCCCTGGTAGGGAAAGGGCACGGTGCAGCGGCCGGCGAGACAGATGTCGTTGATCTGCTGCTGCGCCGTCCGGTCAATCAGTTCCGCGTTGAAGGTCGAGCGCCGGCCGGTGTAGACGTTGCCCTCCGGGTCGGTGAAGCTCAGGTAGTCGTTGAACCACTCGTCGAGCGGGATGAAGTCCGACTCGATGGCGAAGCGCGCGACGTCCGAGCCGAGTCCCCATCGCTTGTTCCGGAGAGCTTCGAGGAGCCACCACGCGCGCGAAGCTGTGTAGGCCGGCGTGAATGTCGTCTCGTCCGTGTAGACGCGCACGTCGTTCTTGCCGCGCGCGTGGACCTCGGTCGGGATGCCCGCCGGGTCAACGTTGCGAAAGTCGCCCTGCAGCACGACCTGCAGCGTGGCGGTGCCGCTGTAGTTGTTCTCGCCGGGCGAGAAGCCGGAGCCGGGCTGGCGCAGCCAGCCGAGACGAACGCCCCAATGCGCTGGCTGAATGAGCGCGTTGTTGACGCGCGGCTGCGTGAGAGCGTCGAGGACTCCTTCGGAGACGCCGTATTTGAGTTTGATACTGCCCTTCTCCGGCTCCTTCGGATTGCCCACCTCGACGACGTGCGCGAGCAGGTCGAGGTCGCGCACGGTGCGCTCGCCGGCGATGACGCGCAAAGGGCGCTTCAGATTGTTCTCGTTGCCGCGCGTCGTGGCGATGACGCCGCGCGACCCGACCGGGTAAGACTTGGTGGCCGTGTCGAAGGCGAGGAAGGACGGAGCCTCGGTCGCCCCATCCGGTTCGAGCCGGGCGATGCAGGCCGCGCGCGTATTGCGCGGGCAGAAGGTGTAAGCCTGGCCGGTGTTCGGGTCGAGGTTGCCGACGTCGCCGCCGATGTGCCGGTTGTAAGGACAGTCGTGCTCGTCGATCTCTTCCTGCGTCGAGAGCAGCGCGCCGAAGACCGCCTGGCACGTGTTGAAGAAGGCGCGACGCGGGAGCGGGAGTTCGAGCGACATGAAGCCGTTCTCGGCGCTGGCCGTGAACCTTTCCTCGTCGGCATCTTCCGGCGGCCGCAGGTGCCCGAACCACATGCTCAGCAGTAAATCGACTTGCGGGAAATACAGAAACACCTCGATGCGCACGCCCTCGCCGTGCGTCTCGAAGAGGTCGGAGATGACGTGATCGCCGTCCCACAAATTGAGCGCGACCGAATCGTCGCTGGTGCCGCTGTCGCGCGTGACGTCGAGGAACTGGCCGCCCTCCAGCCGCGGCTCGACGACGGCGTCGCCGAGGTGCGCGCGCAGGCCGGGGAAGATGTCGTTGACGAAGGTGGAAGCGTAAAAGACTCGGCCGTCGGGCGACGGCCAATCCGCCGCGGCGAGTTCGGCGACCTGAACGGAAGGCCCGCCGGCGCGCGCGGCTGCGATGAGCCCCGTCAGGGCTTCGAGCTTGGCCTGGTCTAGTGCGCTCAGTTCCGGCATGAATTACTTCGACGGCGCGACCGGCGACGGCGCGTCCTTGATGTTGAGGTAGATCTCTTCGGTGGCCACCGCGGCCAACAGCCGGGCGAAGAGTTTGTCGAACGCGGCGCGGCTCTCGCCGACGAAATCTTTCCCCTTGGTGCGGCCGACGAGGATGCAGCCCTCGGTGTCGGCCGCAACGTTCCCGGAGTGAATGCGCACGCCCTCGAACTGCGGGACGTTCAGGAGGAGCGGCAGCAACCGCTTGAAGCGGCGCGACTGGGTAATGATCACCCGGTATCTGCCGGCGGGGATGGCTGTCATCCCTTTGACCTTGACCGGGCGGATGCAGTCTTCGAGCGTGTAGCACTCGAAGACACCGTCGATGCTCAGTTCGCCGGTGGTTGACCTGCCGGTCAGATTTGTGCGCGCCAGTCGAAGCTCCATCTCTCACTCCTCAAATACTGTCGTTGTTCTCCGTCAACCCCGGATCGCTCTGCGATTCGACGCCATGGACGCGCCGCTGCCGGAACGTCAGGCCGGTCGAGTAGGCGAGGCTGCAGAGCATCCCGTAATCGAGTTCCTCTTCCACGATCTCGACGAGGAAGTCCTGCTTGAGAAAGGGATCTCTCAGCCAGAAAGGCTTGAAGGCGTTGGCGACGTTATGCCGGACGTAGAACTCCCAGAGGTACAGGGCGCGCGTCTGCAGGCCGTGCGCGCCCGCGTTGATGTTGTAATCCTCGGTGTGAGGCAAGACGGCTATCTTCACCTTCCACCTGCGCAGGCCGGCGGGCGAGCCGATGACGGCGCCCTCGGCGTAGCCATCGCCGTAAGAGGCGCGCAAAGTGAACCCGCGGACTGTCGTCCCCTCGAAGAGGAAGCCCTCCGTGTTCAGCCGCTCTGTCTGCTCGTCGCTCACGCCGCTCTCCTCCGCATCCAGTCAACCACCTTCGGATCGCGCGCGCCGGCGCGCATCATGCCGTCGCCGATGGCACCTGGATTTTCTTTCGCGCCGGCCGCGAGCACGTCGCCCGGTCGCATCGAGGAAAGCCTGGAGGTGAGTTGTTCGAGCATCTCCAGTTGCCGCTGCATCACACTCGCCGCCATACCGCCCATGCCTCCGCGCTGCTGTTGCGCGCCGCCGCCGGACTTCCGCGAGAAGGCGTCCAGGCTCGGGTGTACATAACCGTCCTCGTCCGGAGTGAAGACTTCAGCGCGGCGCTCGCCGACGAGGTACGCACGGCCGCGCCTGACCGGGCCGCCGCGTTCGCGCGCACCGCTCAAATTGGTGTTGATGGTGTTGCCCGTAGTGGAGATCGTCCCGGTCGCCGTGCCCGGGTTTGGCAGGTTGGTGCCGCCGACGCGCGTCGTATTGCTCGGGTTGCTGCTCCGGCGGAACGCGCCTCCGGATGAGAAGCCGGCCACGCCCTGAGTCAACACGCTGCCCCAGTCACCAGCAAGCGCGCTGCTGCCCATCCCGGCGAGTGTGGAGAGGATCGGTCCCGCACCGGGGATGAATGAGAGAAAAGGAGCGGCCACGCCGAGCAGCTTCGAGAAGAAACCTCTCTTCTTCCCGACCTGTTGCTGCGGCATCATGCCGCCGATCTGAGCGAAAGCCCCCTTCAAATCCCTGTTAGCCATGATGACGCTCTTAGCGAAGCTGCCGACCGCTACCTCTGAATTATTCAGGGCGTCGTTTGTTTTCTGAGCGGTGACGGGCAACGCCACCGCGAGCGGCGGCATGATGCTAAGGAAGTCATTGAAAGTTTTAAGCTTTCCCGTCGGGAGTTCGGGTGCGGCTGGGGTAGGCTCTGCCGCGTCGTAGCCGACGATTCGACCATTCTCATAGACAGGAGACTTGGTAAGCTGGATAGCGCCAGCGGGCGGCTTGAATCCGACCATGTCCTGAGCGTTCATCACCCGCACGGGCACAACATCTCCAGCGGACAGGGGCAAGTCGCTGCCGGTGACGCCGTTCCGGTAGACGCCGAGACGTTTGTTGAAGATCGCGAGCGCGCCCCGCATCGTCTGCGTTGGCTGGCCGTAGGGAGACCCGGGGAGGGACGCCCACTCCGGGCCGCCGCGCCGGATGGCTGTGGCCGCATCGCCGCGCAGGAGAGGCCCGAGCATCCCGCGTTGCCTCATCAGTTCGACCATGCCAAGCTGCTGGTCGTGCTGAGAAGAGAAGTCGAGCGGGCCGATAGAGCGTTCGACGCCCTTCCAGGTCTTCTCCAGGTACTGGCCTAAGCCCGACGCCGAGCTGGTCGTCATCTTCCCGGTGCGCGGGTCTCGGAAGGGCACGTAAATGCCAGGATGATCCTCTCCTAAAGCAACCCGACGCCCGCCGAAAATCTTGTTGTAAATCCGGTTGCCGCTCCGGGGATCGAAAGTGCCCTCTCCCTTTCCGATAGTGTCGATGAGCGCCTGCACGCGCGGATCGTTAAGGAGTGCTTCGAGCGCCTCGCGCAGTCTCCTCTTGCTCTCCTCACTGGCCAGACCGCCTCTGCCGTTCCTGCCATAAGCGAATCCCTCTATCGCGTTGCCCCCAAATTCCGCGAAGACTCTCGACGGCGAGTTGATGCCGAGCATCGACTTGAACGGCGAGATGACGGCGTCAAGCGCGAAGTCACCGACCGTTTGCGTCACGAGCGACTTGCCGGCGTTAATGCCCTCGCGCAGACCGCCCGTGAGACCTCCGCCAAGCACTCCGACCGCCGCCAGCCGGATCATCCCGCTGACCGGCGCGATGGCGGAATTGATGGTGCCGGCGAGTTCGTTTGTCAGGTTCCCGTTCTTAAGCGCCGCGGCAAGCGTGCGGTTGATGTCTCTCGTCAGTTCTTCGGTCGCCTTCGCCTGCGCCGACTGGATGTTGTCTGCGGCCGCGCTCTTCAGCCCCGATCCGGTGCCCTCCATCTCCTTCATCGTGCCGCCGTAACGGGCACGCATCTCGGCGCGGATCGCCACGACGGCGGCAGGCCCATTCAAGCGGCCAGTTTCGGAGAGCTTGCGGGTCTCGGCCACGGTCTTGCCGATAGCATGCGCGAGCATCTCCCACGCGGGGAGGTTCGCGTCGGTCAGCATCTCCATGCTCTCGGCGGTTACCCGGCCTTCCGACCTGATTTTCCCGAAAGCCCGGACGACCGACTGAACGGCCTCTTCGCTCAAGTCACCCGTGGCGGCGATGGCGTCGCCGACATCGGTCAGCACTTCTTTCACTTCACCGGCTTTAAAGCTGACTGCGCCCATGTACTGGACGGTCTTAATCAGCGGCTCGGTGCGGAAAGGCGTTGCGCCCGCGAAGCCCCGCATGTCTTTCAGGAACGCCCGCGCCTGGTCGAGATTGCCCTTGAAGAATGTCTTCTTAAGTCCGACCTCGGTAGTCTCAAGGAAGTCGTTGAACTGGATGCCGGCCTCGGCCGCGTCGGTGAGCGGTGAGACGAGCGAGTGCGCGAGTTGCCCGATCTGCGGCAATCCCTGAATGATCTGGCTGATGTGGGCGATGCCGGGCAGGAAGCTGCCGCCGCCCGCGCCGGAGGAGCTACCCTTCAGCGCGGACGTAACGCGGTTGAGACCCCTGGCGAACCTGCCGAGCGAGCCTTCGGCTTTACGGGCGTCCTGGTCTACCGCCTTCAGCTCTTTGTCAGTCGCTTTGAGCGCGGAAAGGCCCTTCGTGCCGTCCACGTCGAGCACGACGCCAAGTTTGTAAAGGTCGAGTTTTTTTGCCATTGCTCACTGTGGCTTCTGCCTGGCCCTTGCCTTGGCTTCTAGGTCGAGCACGAGACGGTTAATCCAGTAACTGTCCTCGGCCAATATCTCGCTCGGCAGCCTCCCCGTTTCCCAGACCAGCATGATCACGTTCTGCTCCAGATCGGGCAGGGGATGTCTTACCTGCCCTCCACTCCTGTAATACTGGGTCAGGAGTTGGAGGGCTTCGTGTTTGGGTCGCGGTCCTCGGCGATGGCGTTCGAGATGGCGTCGATGTTCGCGTCCTCCAGGCCGCCGAAGAATTCCGCATCCGGCTTCTGCTCCAGATCTAGTCCGACGCCGAAGTCCGGGATGCCGGAGACGAGCATGGCGAGCTGCGCTTTGAGGACGTCGAGGCGATCCTGGCCTTCCTTGCCCTCGATGTCAGGAATCTGGCCGGTGGTATCCAGCGAGATCCCGCGGTAATAGACGTCGGTCTCGACGATCTGCTTATTGCCTTCGTCGTCACGGATGGAAAGTTTGACTTTGACTCTGTGCGGCGCATCGGCGCGTAATTGGCTGGGACTGTATTTAGGCATTGACTGTGGCTCCTGCTAGTGAAAACGCGGGACACCTCTCAGCAGGCATCCCGCGCGATCTGTGGTGTGGCTCACGCACGCTCGGTGCGCGGGATTATTCGAGTTCCAGCAAATTCCCGTAGCGACCCAACTCTCCGCTGTCTTCTTTGTTAGGGTCGGCCAGGCACTCGAATTCGAGTTCATAGGTCGAGAAGTCCTCGCCCTTCTCGTCGAGTTTCTTCGCCGGCATCAACGTGCAGTTGTAAAGCTCTTCGAGGAAAGCGCGCGCGCCGTCGTTGTTGCCGATGTTGATGCCCTCGAAGCGCACGAACTTGTTGACGACGCGCTTGGTCAGGATCGAGCTGCGCGTCGAGGCGGCGTTGGTGAACGAAGCCTTGAAGGGCTGCGTGAAGCCGGTGACGAGGATGAACTTCACGCGGCCATATTTGAGATCGACCGTGTAGTTCGTGCCGAGCGCGAGCGTCGCCGGCTCGGCCGCGCTGTCCACGATGGAAAGGGCGGACGCGATGCCGGTGAAGCCGGGCAACCGGTGCTCCTCGCCGGCGGCGATGCCCGCGGGGAAGGCTTGGGCCGCGACGGCGCCCCCCGCCTTCGCGGTCTTCGTGCCGTGCAGGATGTACTGGAGGAGCTTGGCCGTCCGCTCCTTGAGCGTGATGGTGCCCTTCACTTCCTGCGACACGGGTACGTGGGCGTCCTTTTCGTTGACCTCGTTGCGCGTTGAGTAATTGCTCTTGAACTCCTTCGTCACTTCCAGCGAGAGCATCACCTCGCCGACGTCTTCGAGCGCGCCGGGGTTGCCGTCGGCGTCGCGATCCGCGACGAAGAGGGGGCCTTTGCCGATGTAATAATTTGTTTTACGCATGTCTTTTGCCTCACTGATAAGGGTCAAAGGTCGCCGTGTTGTAGACGACGATAAATTCGACTGCCGCGCCCGCCACTTCCATCGCGTCGTTCGGGACGACGAAACCTTCCGAGCCGGGCTCCGTGTCTCTGGCCAGGTAGCCCCAGGTCAGATCCTTGCCGACGGCCGCGACGACGTCGCCGATCATCTTCCGCAGTTCCCTCGCCGGCGTCGCGCCCGTGATGAAGATGCGTACCTGCATCCGGAGCCGGTGCGTCGCGCCCGTGGAATGCAGGCTCTCCTTCGAGACGGCGTCGGGCAGGTCGTAGACGCCGAGGACGGCCTTACTCGGCTGCTCCTTCAGTTCCCGCTCGTCGAACCGCTGCGGCCAGTCTTCCACGCGCGCCCCGATCTCGGTCTGGTAGCCGTTCGCGACCCGGATAAGTCCCATACGGGCGATGACCGCATCGACGATCTTTTGCCGTTTGGTGTCGCTGTCAGCCATCAGATCTCCGCCAGGCGAACTATCGAGGTGCCGGTGCCGTCCGGGTGGATGCCCTCGACTCGATAAGTCGCGCCGTTCACTGTCGCCGTGTCCCTGCGCTTGAGAGCGACAAGAGACGCGGTCGGAGCCTGCAGGAACGGCGCGGGCTCCTCGATGTCGGTGTTGTTGATGTCCACCGAGTTCGAGGGGTCGTTAAAGATGACGGCTACGGTGGCGATTGTGGCCACGCCGCGGGTGAACACGGCGTCCACCGCGAAGCCGGTCGTTACGTCAAAGAACGGTGAGAGGTCTTCCTGAAACATATCTCCCTCTCGGAAAAGTTTTCCGGGCCGGGGCGGGAGCGGCGAAGGCGGCGCTGGCTCGGTCGGTGTCGTGACCTGGAGTCTCGCAGCGCTGCTCGCCGGTGCCTGCTCCGGCCCGGAAATTCGTCAGACGATCAACTCCTGGGCGTAGCCGCGCTGCTCGGCGCTCGACGGCGTTTCCGATGCGCGCGACAGAATCGCGACGACGGAGGCGTAAGTGCCGGCCGCGCCGTCGCCGCCGGTCATCGTCAGATCGAGGTAGCGTTTGTGGCCGTTCAGGTTGACGTGGATGGCGACGAGCTTGTTGTCATCCGTGGCCGCCGGAAGCGTGGCCGGCGCGACGCTGAAGTCCGCGCCCTCGACGTCCGCCGCGTCCGACATGTCCGCCGCGTCGCCCTCGCGCAGCTTCAGCGCGGCGAGCGCGACATCGAGCGCGCCGAGCAGGATGATGATCGTCACGTAGCGGAAGCCGAGCGTGTCGATGGTGGCCGTGGTGAAAGCCGCGTTGTCCACAATCGCGCCGGGGTTGGTAACGGCGACGACCTTCTGGGCAAGACTGTTAATCATTTCAATTGACCTCTAAGCTGTGGGCGGAGGCCGTGCCTCCGCCCGGGTTCATGTTGCGCGCCGGAGTTGTGCCGGCCGGGACGGTTACGCGGCCTTCGTGATCAAGCCGATGACGGGGCCGGGCTCGCGGTCGTCGGCCGACGCCGCGACGTTGCCCACGTCGTGGTTGTTGATGTCGAAACGCTGCGTGCCTTTAATGGACATGAGGTCTTCCTCGAAGTCCGTGTCGTTCGAGTCCGTGAGCTTGATCATGATGCCGCGGCGGTCGCCGAACATCGAAGACTTGCGCAGGTCGCCGAGGAAGCACGGGATCTGGCTCACGGCGGAAGACTTCGGCAGCACCTGCGCGACCTCGACCTGGTAGCCCATGAACGACTTGACGCGCGCGCCCTCGACCTCGGCCGCAGTCACGCCGCCGGCTTCGAGGATGATGCGCACCATCACTTCGGCCCAGAACGTCTTCGAGCAGAACCAGCGGGCGTTCGGCCCGTCGGCGTACTGCGGCAGACGCCCGATGACCTTCAAAAAGTCGGCGCGCTGGATTCCGTCCCACGTGTCGTCCGAAGCTTCGATGAGTCCCGCGACGTGCCCGAGCGTCGGCACGACCTGAGCATTGTTCGGATTGCGCAGGCGTTTGGTGATGCCGACGATGCCGTGATAGTCGCCGGAGCCGTCGCCGATGAAGCCGGCCTCGTCCTCGCTCACCGAGAAGGCGTAAGCGATCTCATAGGCGAGGTCGTCGGCCATCGAGATGACCGCGTCTTCGGAAAGCTCTTCCTCGTACTTGGCAAGCACCATCCACTTGCGAGCGAACAACTCGACCAGATCCCACTTCTTCTTCGACTCGGTGCCGCGGCGGCTCGCGCCCTTCGCGCCGACGGGCTTGGCCAGCAGGCCGCCCCTGCGCCGCGGCCGCGTCTTCGAGTCCGAGGCCATCGGCACGACATTGGCGAAGCGGCGGAAGACGCCGAACTGCTCGCGCAGGTCGATCATGACCGCCTCGAACTCCGTCGGCACGAGGAAGCCGCCCGATTCGTTGTCGCTCTCACTGTGGGCGCGCTCCAGAAGGATGCCCTGCTCGCGGCAGAAGTCCATCGCACGCTTGTGCAGCTTGGAACCGGCGGCGCGCGCCATCGGGCCGGCGATCATGAACATGCCGAAGCGGTAGGCCGTCTTGGCGGCGTCCTGACCGCGGAAGCTCTTGAGGCCGCCGGTGTAGGCGCCGCGCGCGATCTGCACGCTCTCGCCGCCGTTGCGCTCGGCGGCCGCGCCCGGCTCTTCCGTCGGCGTGGGCGTCTGCGCCTTTTTGCGCTTGGCCTGCACGGCGGCGCGGAACTCGGTCATGGTCTTCTCTTCGACTTTGCCGGCAGCTGCGAAATCGCGCGCCAGTTCAACTTCGCCGAGCAATTCGCCCAGTTTGATAAGTTCTTCTTCCACGGTTTTTGTCCTCACTTGAATGGTTGATTGTTCGGCGCGCCCTTCGGCGCTCAGGTCTTGGGTGGGCGGCTCATCCGCCGGCGACGCTTGTTCGTCGCGCTCTTCCGTCTCCAGCATCTCCGCGGCCAGCGCCTCGAAGTCGAGATCGCCGAGCTCGCGCCCGATGCCGGTCGTGACGTCCGCGGGAACGGAGACGAGGGAGTCTTCGATCATTTCCCAGTCGTCCGACTGGTAGACCGGCCCCTCTTCGTCCGTCTCGCGCACGAAGTGGAGTTCGTGAAGCATCGCCCCGACCGAGGTGTTACGGCGGATGCCGTCAATGACGTCCTGGAACTCCTGCTCGCCGAGCGGCGAGCGGCTGAAGCGGACCGTGCCGCGCGTCTTGTGCCCATCAGTCTTGACGGTGCCGTCAACGTGGACGCCGATCTGCTTGGAGCGGTCATGCTCGGAGAGGAAGGGGCCGCCATTGTTGATGCGGTCGAGGCGGACGCAGCCGGGCGCGTGGTTGAGGATGAGCTTGCCGAACCAGTGCTCGACCGGCAGGTCGGACGAGAAAGACATCTCGACCGTGCGCGCCTCCTCATCGATAGTCATCTCGGCGCGCTGCAGGGGCATCGCCCGCTTCAGCTTTTTGCCGAGCAGTTTGTCGAGTTGCGCTCGTTGTAGTTGCTTCTTTGCCATAATTGCCGGCGGAGAGTGATGTCCTCTCACACCGGCAACTATATTCAAATTTGAAATTCTAAGGTTTGGAACTCTATGGCGAGGTCTCTTCGTCGTCGGCCGGAGCGCCCGTGGGCGCTGGTTTCGCGGCGTTTAATTCAATCCCGGCCTCTTCCATGAGCTTCAATTCACGCTTGCGGGTGGCGATGAACTCCTCGATGTCTTTGCCCTGCTCGGCCAGTGTGTCGGTGATAGTGTCGAAACCGTTGTCGATGCCGGTGACGGTCGCGACTGCATCAGTCTTCGGATCAACCCACGCCCAGCCGCGGGGCTGGAAGAGCGGCTCCAGCAGCCGTTTGTAATCCATCACCCTGATGTTGAGCGCGCCGGAAAGCATCGCCGATTTGAGCCACATGAGATACACGGTTCGCTCGAAATGCTCGATCATGAATTGCTGGAGCGCACGCCACTGCTCCCGCTCCGACATCAGGCCGATGCGGGCGCTGGAGTAGTTGACGCCTTCGAGATCCTCGGCGAGGACGAAGTAGGCTACGTCGAGGCCAGCCGCGATACCGCGCAGCACGCCCTTGGTGAAAGGGCCATAGCTCTGGTTCGGGTGCGACGGATCCCACTTCTCGAATTCGTAATCCTCCGGGAGTTTGAAGAACGTGCCCGGCTCCGCACTCTCAATTAGGGCGCCGTCCTCGCCATCATCGTCATCCTTGCCATCGTAATCGTCGTCCTCGTCCGGAGAAGTCTTCTTAAAAAATCCCATCGCAGACGCACCGACGCGCGCGGCCACGAGTTCGGCCTCCTCGTACGCCCCGAGAATTTTCAGGCGGTGCATGGCAGTGTGGATCCATGGGACGCCGCGCGTCTGACAGTCGTCGTCCGCGTTCTCGTCGTCAGGCAGGTAGAAGTGAATGATCTCCTCGGCGGGCACGCGCGTGCGCGCGCGCACGTTGTTGTCGAGGAACTGGTAATCAGATGTCGGAGGCGTGAGCCAGTAGGCGACGGGGCGGTCGTTGTCGTCTATCTCCACCGACATAATGATGCGGTTGCCGTTCGTCAATCGCTCGTTCAGAGTCTCGTCGAGCCAATCCACCGAGATGAATTTCAAAGCGAATCCGAACTGATTGTCGGCTACGATGGCGCGCACTAAGACTTCGCCGTCGCGCGCGATGGTCGTACAGGCTTTGCGCTGGATGTCCGTCCATGACAGTTTGCCCGAGGCCGAGGCGGTCTCTTTGTGTGCCCATAGCTTCCAGGCCGTTTCGACTTTGCGATTCAGCAACTCGTCGAGATCGCCCTTCTGGTTGACGGCGCGCGCCTGCATCTTCATGCCGTGTGGCCCGGCGACGTTCGTGCGCACCATCGAGAGGAATTTCTTGACGTAATCATTGTTCCGGGCCAGCCACTTGGAGCGAGCCCGTAATACCCGCAGGCTCCGGCGCAATTCCCAGTTGGCCGACGTATTGACTGTGGTCCAGTCGTTGGTCAGACGGCTGACGCGCGCCGCTTCGTAGGAACGCTTCAGCCGCTTCTTGTGGCGGCGGCGATCTTCGGCATCGGCCTGCGCCTTCTGTTCGTTGCGGATTTGGGAGTATGTCGGCAGTTCTAGGTTAAGAGTCATTTCGGTGTATCGAACCTCACTTTGACAGTGGAGAATAGGGTGCCGCCGCGGCGCAGACGCGCCCGGCGCTGCTCGCGCGCGTAGATGCCCGCATAGTACTTGCGCAGCGTGACGAGCTCAGTGATGGGAATCTTCATGAGCATCCGGTAGCCGCCGCCGCCGCTGATTTGATATTGCTGCTGGTCAGTCGTCGCGCGCCCTTCGATGGTGGCGTCAATGGCGTCGAGAATCTTCTTCGCCTGCGACCGGTTGTCCACCGTCGTCCCGGGCGCGACGGCCGCGAAGCCCTGCTTGACCGTGACCGAGCCTTCGCCGACCTGATACTTCTCGCCGTCTTTGTTGATCCACGCCTGCCAGAAGTAGTTACCCGCCGTGAGAGCGTCCGTCGCGGCCGTCGGCACCGCGACGATAAAGTCGTCGCCGTCGGCGGTCGCCGCGACATCGAAGCCGGCCCCGGCCCCGCGGAAGTGATAATCGAGTGTCCACCCCTCGGAGGCCGGGTAGCCGTCGAAGCTCTTCGTCCATTTCGGCGTTTCGCCGGTCGAGAACTCGCGCGGTTCGTATGTTCGTAGCTCTGCCATGGTCATCTCCAGTTAGTGGCGAAGTTTCTCTGCCCGCGGCGACGTGCGCGCCGAAGTGGCGGTCGAGCCTGTTCCTGCTCGTCAGGTGCAGACGTCTGTACATCCTCGGCGTCCAGGCCTGCGCTCTGCGGCGCGGGCGGCGTGCCGGCGGAGGCGGCTGCCCCCTGTGTTGCAGCTACTGCCTCCGCCTCGGCGCGCGTGCGCCGGGCGATGCTGCGGAATTTAGGGTTAAGGATGGCGCACGCGGCCATCGCGTAAACGCGCAGGTCGAGCGCCTCGTTGCGCGCCGACGCCTTGATCTTCTCCCACCGTCGATAGGTCTTGCCGCCGCTGGTGCGCATCACCGGCCGCTCGCTGCGGAGTTGTTTGAAGTAACTTTCGTCCCGCGTTAACGGGAAGTGGCAGTAGCCCGGGCCGGGATCGGTGATGAGCAGGTGCGCGGCGATGGTGTCTTTCGCCGTCTCCGTGCCGACGGTGTAGAGGCGCACCGGCGGCTTGCCCTGCAGCGTGGGTTTCGAGATGAGCGGCTTACCGGGCGTGTTCGCGCCTTTGATGGCATAGACGCGCCGCCCCTTGTTTTCATGGCAGAAACGATAGACCTGCTTCGTGTGGTGGCCGCCGCTGTCGATGCAGGTGGCGCGCACCCGGGTCATCACGATCTGCGCCGCGTCTTCGTCCGTCTCGCCGCCGACGGGCACCTCGAACTCGTAATCGCGCGTCAGGAGTTCCTTCAGGTCTTCCCAGACCTGCGACTGCGCCGGGTCGCCTTCGAGCACGTGATACCCGATTGACCATGACTCCTCGTCGAGGCCCCAGCCGACGATCTCGACTTCGAGACGATTGCCCTGCACGTCTACGCCGGCCGTGAGCACGAGCACGCCGCGCGGCACGGCGACGGCGAACTCCTCACACCGGTCAACCAGATCGTCCGTGCTCGCCTGCTCCGTCGTCTCTTCCCAGCCTTCGGCGAGCGAAGTATTGATGAAGACTTTGAGTGCCGACCTGCTCTTCTTCGCTTCGAGGAAGTTCAGCACCATCTCGCCCCAGGTGACGAACGGCGAGTAGCCTTCCCAGATGTGGAAGCCAGCGCGGCCGTTGAACTGTTTCTCCGCCCGCCATTCGCCGCGCGCCAGCATCTCCTGCTTGTGCTCGTGCTCGATGACACAACCGGAGACGCAAACGTAGTAGGCATTCGCCATGTCGTCATCATCCCACCTGATGACGTATTCGCCGTCGCGCTTCCATTCAAGCGCCTGATACTCGCCGCAGTGCGGGCACGGGACGAAGTACCTGCGCTTGTCGGAGTTCTCGTATTCGAGTTCGATGGGCGTATAACGCCGGGCGTCCGGCGGCGCGCCCGGCTCCAGTTCCAGCCGCTCGCGCGGCGTCGAGACTTTGAAGGTGATGGAGTCTGGAAAGGTTTTCGTGCGTGCCTCGGCGAGTTTCGCCGGGTCGCCTTCGCTCGTCGGTTTGAAGGCGTCGCGCTCGTCGAGGAGCATGACACGACGCGGCCGCGACGAGAGGGTCGCCGCCGACGTTGCCCACCCGATGGCCAGGTGGCCGCCAGGGAAACTCTTCTCCTCAATCGTGTTGCTGCCGTCGCGAGAGCGGGGCTCCTCGATGAGGTTGGCGAGCACGGGCGTGTCGCGAATCATCGGCGTCAGCGACTCTGTTGACCAGGCTCTCGCCTTCGACTCGATCTCGCAGACGTACTGGATCGGCGACGGGTCGATGTGGATGTAGTAGCCGATAACGTTGTTGAGACATTCGGAGCCGGCGACCTGCGCCGATTTGACGAAGATGACTTCACGCACGCCGGGCTTCGACACCGCGTCCATGATGTCCACCAGGTACGGCACGAGTTCGTTGCGCCACTTGCCCGGGCGCGCGCTGCGCTCGGCCGAGACATAGCGATAGGTGCCCGCCCACTGGGAGACGGTCAAAGATGATTCGGGAATCGCCGAAGCTATCGCTTCAGAGAAAACGCGTGTGATCGTCTCTAAGCTCATTGAAGATGCGCCCCAGCTCGCGCTGTAACGTCTCGGTGATGTGCGGCGCGGATTCCGCCTTGTAGAGTTGCGCGGCGATGCTGCGCGGGAACTGCACGGCGACGCGGTTGTGCATCCCCTTAAATAGTCTCAGGGCGTAGTCGCCGACTTCCTTCGTCGAGACGACGTCGCCGCGCTCGCGCTCCAGGTCGAGTTCGCGCAGGCTGGCGTCGGCCTGCATCTTCCGGAGTTTCGCCGCGTCGAACTCAGCGGACTCTCCGGCGATGAGCGCCGGCAGGGCCACGTCGAGCGCGTAGGTCTTGGCGTTCTTCGCGCCTTCCTCGAAAGGGACTTCCGCGAGCCGCTTCGTGACGGTCGCTCGGTCGAGGCCGCTGAGGCCCGCGAGTTGCGAGATGGAATAGAGTTGCTGGTCTGCTGTGCTCACCTGGCTGACCTCAGTGCTTTCCTCAAATTCGCGTAAAACAGTTTGTCGAAATTCTTCTCGACGACGGTGATCGTCGGCTCAACGACGGTCGCCTGCTTCCGGATGCGTGCCCGTTTCGTCAGGGCGTAGAGGAAGACCAGCTTGCTGTTCGCCTTGCGCCCTTTGCGCTGGAAGAGGCCGAGGCCGCCGCCCTTGAGCAGCAGCAGGACGTCGCGCTTGCCGCGCAGCGCCTTCGGCCGCTGGCTCCGCTGGATGATGTCGCGCTTCGTGCGGCGAACGTTCTTACTCGGAACCGCCAGCGCCCTGCCCTCCGGGACTTTGTCTTCGCCGTCCTCGTGCGGGATGAGCCAGTCGGCGCGGGTCACGAGCGCGGCGCTCAGGTCGGACTTCGTCGCCGGCAGCGCCTTGATGCCCATGGCGTTCCCGGGCTTGTCCCAGTTATTGCGCACGGTGAAGGTGCTCTCGATGTCCGAGATCACGACGCCCTGCGCCGCTTTCACCACGCCCGTGAGGGTCTGCGCCAGCGCGAAGGTGACTTGTTTGACTAGATTTGGTGGTTGACCTGCCACGTTGAAACCGTTTCCCTCCCGGTCTCAAGGATAGTCAAATTGTGGAATCTAAGAATTTTTCACTCCGCCAGGGAGTCCATGAAGGTCTTGGTGCCGGAGGATTCGCGGCTCGGGGATGAGTAATTGGAACCGGCAGGCGAGGAGTTTTTCAGCTTGAAGAAATGTTCGATGCGACCCTTCGCCGGCATGATACGTCGCCCTGTCTGGAGGTGCTCTATGAGTTTGAGGGCGATTAACTCATTCAACACTTCCCAAAGTTTCGCTTCGGGCAAGACCATATCTGCCTGCAATTCTTCCAGGGTGAGACCGGTGACCGGTTTCAACAGATTGATGACCTGCTCGCGAGCTGACTTCGGAGTCCGGCGTAAGGAGATCTGTAGTGTCTCAATGGCCGACGCGAGGTGCTGCGCCAGTTCCGGGTAGAGTTCCGCGCGGAACATGAGTTCCTGCAGCAGGCTTTTCGTCGCACCCTCCGGGTCATCGGCGAAACTTGGCCAGGTCTCGTGCTCTGCGGGAGACGGCTTCGACGCTCGACCCGTCTGTGACGGCCCCGGCTCGACTAAGGAAAGAGGGGCGCGCTCGCGGTCAGACGGCGCGCCCGCATTGGTGGCAGGTGTGGTGGCGGGTGTTCTGGCGGACTTGCGTGTTTTTGGGGGAAAAACTGTTTTCATTTAGCGCCCTTAGTTCGTGAGACAGGACAGCCCATAGAGGGCGAAGCAGCCGACGGCCCAGGCCGCAGCGGTGACGAATGAGAAAGTGACGAGGGAGAGACCGTCGCGCGAATTGTCGTTCGTTTCCGGGGGAGAAGTTTTCATAGCATTGGCCCTAAATCGCGCAGGTAGATCGCGCCCTCCGCGGTCAGATAGACGCCCATCAGGTGCGCGACGCCGGCGTCATCCTTGAGAGTTTCCGTATGTAAGAGCCGATCTTTCACCGGCGCTCCTTCAACTGCAGCCGCAACAGTTCGTCCACCGTACGGTCGATCTTCTCGACGGTCTTCCATTTCTCGTCGAGGATTTCCTTGGTGACGACGTCTTTGCGCAGTTCTTTGAACGTCTCGTCGCGCTCGCGCTTGTTGGTGTCCACCCGCGCGTCGGTCGCCTGCTGCTGTTGCTGGAGGGTTTCGATCTTGTCGGTGACGCTCGCTTTCGCCAGCGTGATGAACGTCGCCCCGATGCTGATGAGCGCCGGGAACAAAACGGCGGAGAGCACCAGCGTGACAAGCTGGTGCTCGAACCATTTACGCGGGGGTGTCTGTGAGACGATATCGGGGGACATGGGAAAACCTTTTTAATGCGTGCCGGATTGCGGCGCCGGGGTGGGACTCGCGGCCGGATTCTCCTTTTCGTCGGGGATGGCCGCCGCGATGATGCGCAGAGCGCCAAGTCCGCGCTGGAAGTTTCGCTTGAACTCCTCGACGCGCCAGCGAGACCTGGCGCTCTTGATGCCGAGCACGCCCGCCTCGTCGAGCCGCCGGGCGCTCGCCTCGAAGTAGCCGATCTGCTGGAGGATGGTGCGCCGCTTTTCCGCTCGCGCCATGGAGTTCCAGTTGACGATGAGGGTCAGGCCGTGCCCGTTCGACTCGACCTCGGAGAAGACGGCCGCGTATTGCCTGGCGGCGTCGCCTTCGATCTCGCCGGCCCGCCGCATGGACTCGATCTCGCGCTGCGCCTCAATGGCGCCGGCTTCGAGGCCGCGCCCGACGGCGCGCACGTTGGGGCTGCAGGCTGCCGTGACGACGGCGGCGAGCAGAGCGAAGAGGGGAAGCAGATGTTTTAGTCGCATTAAAGTTTCTCCGGGTGAATAGAATGGGGCGGACATTACTTCGCGCCCACATCCTCCGACGATTTGTTGTTGTCGCGCGCCTGGATGAGGCCGATGCCGGTGGCGATAGTGCCTCCCGCAAACATCAGTTCGTCCGCCCCCGGCGCGCGCCGGTTGACGGCGGCCGAGATGGCGAGCGAGGCGAGCGCACCGACGATGAGCACCACGCCGATGACAGAAGTTCTCCAGCTAGTCATGAAATTCTCCCTTGAGTGTGCGGCTCTACCAGTAGGCCGCCATTCCCCAAGCATAGCGAGATCTCAATTTCTAAGGTTTCGAGTCCACCGCCCCCGCCGCTTAAAGCATCCGGTTCGCCTGACGGCGAATCCGGGCACCACAAGGATGACGACTTGCGGGCCTCTCCTCCCTCGAATCCCACTTCAGCAACTCAGAGCCTTCGCACCCGCATATACGCCGCACTAAAACGCCTGCTGCTGATGAAATGAAATAAAATCCAGTCACTAGCGACCCCTTGCGCGTGGCGCGTTACCCTCAGGGTTGAGAGGCGGGGGAAGGACCCGCGCGCCGAGAGCGCGCTGAAGAGACGAGGAGAGCGCGGCTGGTGATGTGAGGTGGTGTGGGGTGACGTGGGCTGTCACCCTGACACATCCAGTCACCTGTCCCTCATCACTCTCTCTCCGGCCAATGCCAGTGGCCGCCCTTAGTGCCAAAGGGAACGTGCTGGTTGAAGAACATGCCCGTTGGATTGAGCACACATAAGCCGACGGCACTGTGCTCGTCATCCGGGTTGTCCACCTCGGTGATAATGGCCGCACGCTCGGCTGAGGGGTGTTCGCCGCTGGGCGTGCCATAAGCCACGTAACGCACAGTTCGTCCGATTGAAGGTTTATTCCTCATTCATCCTTTCGTCTGTGTAGTTGAGATTGGTGCGCCGATGGCACGTAACGCCTGCTCAGGGTCTTCAACGACGACCTTCTGCCCGCGCCATGCGGCATGCCACACGACTTGGTCAGGGTTGAGCTTTCGCTCGCTCGCCGCTTTCTTACCGTCCTTCACTTCGAGCAGGTAGTTTGCGCCCCTGTAGCCGACGAGCAGGTCAGGACATCCACCTCCGACGGCGTGCAGGTGCTCGACCGTCGCGCCGGCAGCACGCAGGGCGGCCACGATCTCGGGTTGGTTGCGGTCTACGTTGGCGGCTCGACGCATGGAGATAGAGTTGCCGTGTCCGCTACCGTACAAAGGGGCGCACTCGGCATCCGTACCAGGGTTAGATTGTCGTCAGGCTCGGCAGCAACAGGTCGAGCAGGGTGGTGTCGAACTGAACCTTTTGCTCCTCGGAGGTCGCGCCGTCCGCACCGGACACATCGACCTCCAGGCTACCGTCGAGCAACAGTCGGTTGACGATGGCGGACTTGGTGCCGAGCGGGACGGTAACGTTGCCCTTTTCGCTCAGGCGTCGATTGAGCCAGTTGGTGAAGACCTCGCCGGACCGGGCGTAGGGAATGGGCTGTTCGCCCTTAGCGGGTTCTTTGGCAGAGGCGGCACTTGCGCCGCCGGTGGTTTTGTCTTCCATCTCATGCTCCTATGTCAAAGTGATTGACGTACACAAGTTCAGCGACTTATGCTGTGAGTGAATAGGTCGGAGCATGAGTTCTCAAGAAACTCATTTCATGGGTGCCCGCAGGTCAGCTACTCGCTACTGCGGGCATTCGTGTGTCTAGGCCGCCTTGGGTGCAGCGTCTTCCTGTGCCCAAGCCTGAGCCAGCAAGCACTTCTTGCTGGAGATGGACTGCGCGGCGTTCAAGGCCCGGTGCGCAGCCTGCTTCCAGATGGAGGAATCACCTTTCGCTCTGAAATGCCGAGCAAGCCCCTCGGCTTTAGCCTGCAGTTCGTTGAACCCGGCGATGACCTCTTCGCGTTCGGGGGTGGCGAGATAATTGTCGAGATTTTCTTCCATATTCCGTCCCTTCGGCTGAAAGTTCAGACTTTGTGCGATTATACCTGACTGTGTAGAAAGGTGACAGTTATAAGTTTCGTATCTTCATCGATACAGAGGTGATACTACTTGCGTAGCCATGCAGGGGCCTTCTGCGAGGTGCTGATAAAAGTGTTGACGCCTATGAGAACTGAGAGTAGATTTCGCGGTGACACTCAGCGCAGATTTTGTTGTCTCGGCGGGGATTGGCGCATTAGTTGACGACTTCCTCAAAGTCCCGTCACCTCACGCTCCAAACTAACAACGGAACACACTCCAGCTTTCTCACAGGAGATCCTCATGACCAATTTAGCTAAAAAAATCGAACTGCTGGCCAACGTCGCGATCATTGTCGTCGCCCTTTTACTCGGGGTCGTTTTAGTTAAACGTTACCTGTTGCCGCAAGCTCAATCACCTCAAGCTCAAGCACGGATTCAGCCTGGGACTAAACTCTCAGTGCCGGGAATCGAGTGGGGCAAGAGTGAACGAACTTTATTGATGGTGCTTTCGACGACTTGCCGCTATTGCACAGAGAGTGCCCCGTTTTATCGAAGGCTCGCGCAGGAAAAGGCGGGGAAGGGGAAGGTGAGCTTAGTGGCTGTCCTGCCTCAGAGCACCAGTGATTCACAGAAGTACTTAAATGACCTCGGCGTCGCCGTTGACGACACCAGACAGGCTGCGCTCACGGAGGTGCAAGTCAGGGCGACGCCCACGCTCATCTTAGCCGACCAGACCGGTTCGGTGGTCGAGTCGTGGGTAGGAAAGTTACCGGACGAGCAGGAGGGTGACGTACTGAGGCGCTTCTTGGAGGAACGCCCCGGCAAGTGAGGAAACGCTCACGGTCAAAATGTGTGAGATAAGAAGGGGGAGTTAGGATACTTTATCCTAACTCCCCCTTCTTTATTGCGTCTCTGCTTGAACGCTGCTGTCTTTCGTGTCAATTATTGAGGATTCTTTCCATGCCCCACCGTCCTCACTTTTCTTGACGATACTGATGACGCTCCACAATCCGGGAAGGTCACGTCCCACGCTTGCTCGCAGCATGACACTGCCCTGTCAATGTCTTGATCAGAGAGTGTGTCGCATACAGCTTCACACTCGGTACAGGAAGTAGCCGCACAAGAACAGGCAACGACCGCGCTGGCTGGCTTTGAAGTGACAAAGGCCAGCGAGCAAAGCAGCACGGCTAACACTAAGAGGCGTTTCATTAACATAGAATTCTCCTTCCGCAAGGTGGTAAGTGTCACTATAAATGGACACTTGGCTAAGTTGGGCCGGCGGGAGCGGAACTCTTCGGTAAGAGGAGGGTGAGACTCCCGTCAACGTGAGGTGTGCGTCCGACGAGTCCAGAGTTGTCGAAGGACGGACACGGGCAATGCGCTCAGCATACATTAAGAGATTGACAACTACAATTCACAGGAATAGGGTAGCGAATACAGATTCCTTAAACGGCAAGAGCCTCACTGCCTGTCGGGTCTCGCTCCTGCTTTAACCTCAACCGCAACGACACTCACCAGGAGAAAATATGCAAACGATATACAAAAGGCTGATGATATTCGGTTTACTTTGTATCTGTCTGATTGTCTTCGGCCTCTCTGATGAGATCGAGACTGTTTACGCCAGACCTTGCTTTCAGGAGTGTGATGCTAACAGAGCGATGTGCGAAGACAATTGCGCAGTTAATTGTACCGACAATGGCGACTTACCCTGTGATAGCTGCCTTGCAGATTGCCGGTATCACTATCAGTCTTGCGCGAGAGTCGCGATTTCCTGTTATGACTCCGGTCCGTCATATACTCCGAACTGCCAAGTTGATTTCACACCACATTGCCCAGTAATTAATGGTCAGCCTAATTGTTCGCATCAGGACGCTCATTACGGGTATACGTTAACCTGTCAAACTCTCGGCGGAAACAACTGTGTGGCATGCCCTGACCACGACTGGCGTTGTACAGCCAACGGTGGTTTCACGCCCTCGTGTTATTAAGCCGGCGTTCTTATCTTTGGAACATTTCCGTTGACAACGTCACACTCCTGCTTAACCTCAACCTCGGACAACTCTCACATAAGGAGCAAAGATGAAAACGATATTGATGTCGAGAATTTCAAGGAAGGTCTTGATTCTTACCTTTCTCTTGGTCGGTTTAGTATTTGTTGGATCAAGCGGTAGCGTCCAACAGGCTGCGCCGGTTCGATGCTGTGAAGACTGCGCGCATGACCGAAGCGTTCCGTATGGGGATGATGAGGCAGCATATAGTTATTGCACCGCTCAATGCGGAGCTTCCTCCGGCACATGTTTCAACAACTGTCGGAATAGTATCTACAGTTGTTGGTCTACTTGTGACACTGACTGTAACTAACGGCAACAGATGCGTACCGTCAGGCTGCCACTTGACACCGTCCCGGAAATGAATAGAATCCGCGCCGGATGCTCACGAGTGGAGGCGACGCCCTTGGCAAGGACACGCCGCCTCCGCTTTTCTCAACCTATCCGCGCAGCACTCGCAAGTTGCCTCTCAACCCAGATTCTGAAGGAGTACGAAATGAGAAAGTTAATGGCGACAGTAGTCAGCATTATCACTTCAATCTGTCACTCCAAGTGTCCGACCTGCAAAGAGCAATGTATCGGTGGTGCCCACCCCGGCGGCTATCACGGCTGCTCCAATGGGCATGCTTGGTAATGAAGTAAGGCAGTACGTATTTACGATTTACGACGCCGTCGGCGACTCTTCCGGGCGCACTTCGGGGTGCGCTTTGGTCTCGGCCGCGGCCACGGCAGATTGAGCATGCTGATGACGCGCTTCTTGGCGCGCTCGCCGCCCCGCTTGTATCGTGCCGTCGTCGAGACGTCCGTGTGGCCGCACAAATCCCTGACGGTCTCGACGTCCGCCCCGGAGTCGAGCATGTTCGTGACGAGCGTCCGGCGCAGGTCGTGCGGCGAGAGGTGCGCGAGTCCGGCTTGGCGCGCGCGCCGCCCGAGCGCGAGATAGACAGCCGTCCCGGAGAGGGGGCGTAACAAAACCTCGCCGCCTTTCCTGACCGGGCACAGGAGCGCGCCGGGGCAGCGACCGCGCACGTCGAGCCAGCCATCGACGGCGCGCTCCACTCCCGCATCGAGCGGGACCGTGCGTTCCTTCTGTCCCTTGCCCCGAACTCTGAGGCTCCCGCGCTCGCCCTGCACGTCGGCGAGCGTGAGCGCGGCGCACTCGGCCCGGCGCAGTCCCGAGGCGAGCAGGCCGATGAGGCAGGCGTCACGCGCGCCGGCTGGGCCGTCGTCGGCGGCGCAGGCGTCCAGCAGGACGGAGATCTCCGTCCGGGCGAGCGCGCGTCCGGCCGGCAGAGTCGTCCCGCGCACGCCGTGCACCTCGCGGATGCGGTCGTATTGCTCGACCGACATCTGGCCGAGGTTCTTCGCCGCCCGGGCGACGCTTCTCAGCGCCGAGAGCGTCATGTTGACGGTCGAGGGGGAGAGGTTCTGCGCCTGGAGATAAGTGCGCACGGCGACGACGTGCTCGAAGCGCAGCTCGTGCCAGCGCAAGCTGCCCAAAGTAGCACCGAGTAGGTGGGCGGCGCGGTCGAGGCGGGCGCGTGTCGAGCGGCGCCCGGAGGGCTGTAATTGAGCCAGAAAGCAGGCCGCCGGGTTGAGATCGGAGAGGTCCGGAGGGGAAATTGAAAGTGGCGCGCCAGTTGAAATGGAGGGTGACCGGGAAATGACCCCGGAAACGGGCACTAAAGCGAGGCGGGGGCGCACTTTAGAGCCGTCGCCGCCTGTCGGCGGATTAGTTATGTGATTATATTTTCTCATAACCTATCCGTGTCCTAACCCGAACAGAAATGAGTGGCCGTCACGCCTAATCTTTCACCAGACGTAAATGCGACACTCCGGATGCCACCCGGGCGGGCGCGACCCCCTTCTCGATAGCGCAGGGCGGGCAGAACGCGACCGTGACGAAGACCGTCTCGCGCCCCGGGTGGACTTCGCACGGGCAAGCGATGCGAGTGTTGCAGCCGAAACAGACGTGCTCAAATCCGCAGTCGCGCGGCCGTGAGACTGCACCGACCATCCTGAATTGCACACCCGGTTTGTTCATTTACTCCTCGGTTTCTGTTAAGTGCTATCGACGCTTCAACCAGCCGCTGCCTCGGGTGAGCCGCGCGCTTCACCCGCCTCTGCATCAGCGCGCGCCTTCAGCCTCGCGACCAGTCCGTTGTGCGGGCACTTCGCCACTCCCTTTCCTCGCCCACCCGGCGACCAGAAGCCGGTTCCTTCACAATCCGGGCACTCTTTTGGATTAAGCAGCACGGAGGTTGGCGGCAGCGGCAGCGGCGGGTTGAGGTGCTGCTCGACCTGCCAGTCGTGCTTCCCCGTTTCGAGCGCCTGCGTCACCCACCCGTCGCCGAGACCTTTGGCGCGGGCGCAACTCACGACCTGATCGAGCGTGAACCTGGTCTTCCAACTCGACACCGCCTCTCTCTCTTTCTCCGGTTCGTTACCCGTACCCTCGGAATTGCCCGCACGCGGAGAGAGAGAGAGTTCTTGAATGGTTCCTGCAGAAGGTTCTTCTAATGGTTCTTCTGTCCTTATAGGGGGGTGTGGGGGGATGATCACCTCCTGATCACTTTGATCACCAGGTGAACACTTTGATCGTACAGTGATCACTTTGTTCACCTGGTGATCAGTTTGTTCACCTCCTGATCGGTCTGCCAGGCGCAAACTGAAGTGCTCGAGGTTCTGTTGCCAGATGTCGCAGACGGAAATCACGTCGCGCCCTTTGAGTTTGCGCACCTTAATTAACCCGCGCTCGACCAGCTCCCGCTTCGCCGTGCTGACCTGTCCGGCGCTCATCCTCGTAGCCTGGGCGAGTTCCCGACAATTTTCGTTGCACACCCCGTTGTCACCGGCGCGCCGTTTCACGTGGACGTAGAGAGCTATCTCGAAGGGACTAAGCCCCATATCGTCAATCGAGTTCGGAATCTCCGTCCGATACTTGTGGCTGGCGGCCGTGGCCTGCTGCGAGGCCGGTTGTGTTTTCATCGTCACCGGGTTAAGCGGTTGGTCTGTTTGAAGCTGCCTAAAAGAAATGGCGCGTAATCCTCCGGCTGTCAGCCAGTCGCGCCCTTCGTCCTTTACCGCCGGACTTGTACCTGACGAATCTTCTCCAGCGCGCCCGGCGGCCACCGCTGCCGGAGGCCGTCGCCATGCATGAGGTTCGGGTCGGGGTCGAAGTATTCGGCCACGGTGTCCACGTAATCTATCGAGTAGAAGTTGATGGGTTTAGGGGTGCCGAGGGGTTCAGCGATCTGATGCCGCCCGCGCTGGTCGTCCACGCCCTCCTGCGGCGGGGCTGTCGGGTGCTGTGTGCTCATCGCGGTCAGGCTCCTTCGTTGCTACGCGGTCTTCCGGTGTTCGTCGAACTGCACTACTTCGCTGGTGAGCGGCTGCGCCGAACGCTCCATATCCCTGTCGAGTCGTTCCATGTCTGTGCGTAGAATCACAGTGCGCCCGTTGGTGAGAGATACCCGCCGCAGCCGGGCAAAGACCCCGCGCCCTGCGCGCACCGTCTCTCGACCCACGCAGAAATGATCCGCGACCTCCTGAATCGTCGCCCACTTGTGTGAGGGCTTGCGCTGGCTCCGTTTCGGCTTCTTCTCGTTCTCTTCCGGCATGATCGTCTCCCGGTTTAGCTCGCGCGCAGATGGCTGCCGCCCGTGCCGTGCTGTGCTTTACGCGTCTCCTGCTCGGCGAAGAGAAAGGCGATGTACTCGGCGTTCACTTCCTGGTGCTCGATGGCCTCGCGCAGTTTCTCGGAGATGTCAGCGTCACTGACGGCCGCAGCGATGTTCTCGCCCGACTCGCGCGCGAGGGCGCAGACAATCTGCTGCTCGGAGCGCAGGGAGCGGGGCTTCGCCAGCGAGCCATGTATCGAGTTAAAGAGATCGGCCATGCGCTGGGCGCGCTGCGGGTCAGCGGCGGCAAGGCCGCGGTGAACTCGGATGTAAGCGGCGAATGGGTCGTTAGCGAGAATCTGGTGGACGCGCTGCGGTGAAACGCCGAGGTGGAAGGCGATAGTCTTAACGACTCCGTCGCACTCTTGCGCGAGGGCATTATCTTCAAGCACGGTCTTGATCCTTTCTCAGTCCAACAAGTTCACAGGTCGAGGCGAAGGCGATAGAGTGCGCGGCTGTGAAGCCGACGCCTCACACCGTCGCGAGTTCCACTTCTTCGACTTCCTGCTTGGGAGTGAATAGCTCCTGCATGCTCAGGCCGAGTGCTCCGGCGACTGTGATCAAATTAGTAAGGGTGATGTTGACTTCACCGTTCCTGATGCGTGTGAGCGTGTCTGTGGAAAGGCCAGTCGTCTCAGAGAGCTTTTTGGCGGTGATGTCATTCGCCGCCATAGCTCCCTTGATTAAATCGTTTCTATAGGGCTTAAGGCTCATTAACTAATCTCCTGTTCCTCTCGTGACGCATATACCGTCCTTGTTGGGCGATATATTTACCAAGACAAATCTTTTATGTCAACCGATATTTACGGCGTATCGGCAGATATATCAGGCGGGCGATATATTAGCCTCCGTGGCGTGAATAAAGGACGCCCTGAACCTGAAGATTTGGCTGATTTCTCGAAAAGAGTCCGCTTTGAGAAAGGTCTTTCTCAGAGAGATGTTGAAATTAAAAGCGGGGGTGGTATTTCAAAAGGGTATATCGGGCAGATTGAGAACCGAACAGTTCTTGGTCACTCAGTAACGCCCCAGAAACTCAGTGCCCTCGCCAAAGGTTTACAGGTGTCCGAAGATGAAATATTTGCCGTCGCGCGCGGCAAGTCCTTGAATGGCGCGGAAGTCTTCGATTCGGAGATCGCCGTCCTCTTCAATGGATTCGATGAATTATCAGATGAAGACAAGTTGGAGTTGCTTGCAACGGTCAAGATGCTGGCGAATGAAGTGCAGCGTCGAAGGCCGCGCAACGGTAAGCCGAAGAAGTAACTGCAACTGAAACAGAGTGAAGCAGTTGTGAATCTTCTCGCGAAAGCGATCAGAGTGCACGTCCCTTATTGGAACGTGCGCCCGCTCACGGAAGACGATTTCTACCGACTTTGCCGGAAGTTCAAGGTTAGGGTGATCGAGATTCCGTTGCGCGTACCCGGCCTCTTCATGCAGGTCGGAGGCAAGCGTTACCTGTTCGTGAACAGCAATCTCCGAGGCGTCGAGTGGCTGCGCGCAGCACTACACGAACTGGGTCATGCCATATTGCACACGCCGCCATCCGGCACCGTCGCCTATTTCTTTCGGCTGCCGCCCAGCTCCAAGCGGGAGCACGAGGCCGAGGCGTTCGCAGCCATCGCGCTCATCCCTTTGTGCATAGTTTTGAGCAAACTACCGTGGGAGATTCAAGAGGAGTACGGCTACTCGACCGAGTTAATCGAACTGCGGAAGTGGATTTACGACAACTATAGGATTTGACTTGCTTCGCGCGCTGACTTCCCGACAGGCGCTAATATCAACCTCACTCCTGGAAAGGAGCCCTCCATGTCTAACGGTGGATTTTCAATTTCCGCACCCTAGTTAGAACCTCATGCTAGAAAGCAGAACATCTTGAAAAGATTTAAAAACGATTCCACGAGGTAAAGATTTTCATGTATCAAACCCAACCATGCCCTAATTGTGGCGGGGTTAGCCGAGCCGACCAGCCCATTACCTTTTGCGGTCATTGTGGGACGAGACTCGTGTCTAATGCTCAATCAACAATTCCGAAAGATATGTCCCTCCAGATCAACATTGGCACTGTCAGATCGGTCATCGGCCAACTTAACTTTACCTTTGTTGTTGGGAGTAGCGGGAACGGGCACCTTCAAATCATGGCTATTGATCCCACTAATCTAAGGAAGGCCGGGGTTTTTCTCACGCTTGGGGCTACCGAGTTCGAACAACTCAAACGGATAACTGCTGAAACAGAAGATGTCATTGCCAGACTTCAAGCCGCAAATCAGATGAACAGAATGCTTACACCTTACTAAATGAGGTAACTATGCTCACATCCATCCTCATCGGACTTTTCCTGATCGCGGCGGCGGCTGCGGCCTTCTTATTCAACAGGCTGCGCTCCGCGGAAACTAAGCATCGAGCACTATCTGAGGAACATGCTGGCCTGAAGACTCGCTATCAAGGCATCATTGATGTGGAGACGGAGAAGCAACGCGTGCTTGGAGCACTAGAATTAGAGCGTTCCCGTTTACAGACAGACATTTCAACGCTTCAGGATAATCAGCGCGCCGTCGTAGGGGAGTTACAGGCACGCCAAAGGCAGGGCGAGTTTGAATTGGAAACCCTCCGTTCAAACATCGCGCGCATGCATGCCGATCTGAAGGCGCTTGAGGAAGTATCCGATCTGCAGTCTTTCGGCTTTTACAAACCCAAGTACAACTTTGAATCTTCCCCACTTTACCTAGCCAAGCTCGAACAAATTCGCGAACAGCAGAAGCGGATGATCAAAGATAAGACTGCCGCCGTGGGCCTCATCGAGTGGACGGTCAACGGAAGCAAAACTGAAGGGCGCAAGCAAATAAATCAAACCTTGAAACTCATCCTGCGAGCTTTCAACGGAGAAAGCGATGCGGCCATCGCGAAGGTTAAATATAACAATATCGCTGTCATGGAGACTCGCATCCGCAAGGCTTGGGAAGCGATGGGTAACCTAGCGGCTGTCCAGCAATGCCATATCACAAAAGGTTACTTGGATCTCAAGTTACAGGAGCTTTACCTCGTCCACGAGTATCAGGAGAAGGTACAAGAGGAGAAGGAAGAGCAGCGGCGCATCCGCGAGCAAATGCGCGAGGAAGAGATTGCCCAGCGTGAACTGGAGAAAGCAAAGCAGGACGCTGAGCGGGAGGAAGCTCGTTATGAAACCGCACTGCGCAAGGCTCGGGAAGAGGCAGAACGTGCCGTTGGAGACAAACAGCAAAAATTGCTCGGTCAGATCGAAGAACTAGAGCGTCGGCTCGAAGAAGCCCACACCATTAAGGAGCGGGCCATCTCGCGAGCGCAGATGACCCGCTCGGGGCACGTCTATGTCATCTCCAACGTCGGTTCTTTCGGCGAGCAGGTTTATAAAATCGGTATGACGCGCCGCCTTGACCCGCTCGACAGAGTTCGGGAACTTGGCGACGCCTCAGTCCCGTTTCAGTTCGACGTTCATGCGATCATCTACTCGGAAGATGCACCAGGACTTGAGAACAAACTCCACCGTATGTTCCATGATCGTCGTGTCAATCGCATAAATGAGCGCAAAGAGTTTTTCCGCGTGACTATTGAAGAAATCGCCGAAGCCGTACGCAGCAATCATGGTGAAATCGAATTCACCTTAGCTGCTGAAGCAGCGGACTATAGAAAGACCTTGGCGCTTCTGCAAGAGAGCAATGGAGCGTCAGCAGCTTGATTTAAGCCAACTAATCGGAGGATGACATGGCGACCAAAAAAGTCTCGGGCAAAAAGGTTTCCACTAAGAGCGGCACTAAAAAACAGGCGCGGGGTTCAGGCAAGCGCGGACTCATCGAGAATGCGGCAGGGGACTTCTACGCGAAGCGAGACGGGAACGGCCAGTTCTCCGAGATGGACGAGCGCGGGCGCTCGCTGGCGGCCGACAGGCGCAAATCGGCGAAGACTAAAGTTAAGCCCGGCTATGGTGATCAGGGTGATCAGCCGCAGAGGAAACGGGGCGGTACGAAGGGTTCCAAGAAACGATAAACTCTTAGCCCGTACACGCGTCTGCACCTCGATATTGTAATGTCACGAAATGTGACTACCTTGAATATCTTGATTAAGGAGAGTCCCTATGTTAGGGAGATTAATTTTGTTAATGGGTGCTGCCGTACTTGCGGCTGCCGCATGGTACATCTTCTTCAAACCAATCGGCCCGGTCGAACTGCCCGCCCAAATGGGAAATCTGCGAGTTGAAAAGGAGGCCAGCGAGCAAGCGGCAAGACAAGTCAAAGAGCTTCATAGGCAGCGTGTTTTCTCTGATGTCGATTTGCAACTAGGGCAGAACCTATACGAAGGCGCGCGCGCTAAGTTCTCCGGCTGTGTTCAAGAGTTGGACTCTATGCTGGTCTATGGCGCTCCGAATGAACAGACATGGGCCATGTTCCTAAAACGCGCTGGGGAGGCACGGGAGGCGAGTGACCAGTTTAGGAGGTGGTTTTTCGAGCGCCTACGGGGAGGCGGGCAGAGCGGAGCCCAGCAGGCCGCGAACGTGCCGCAACCCGGAGACTTCGTCTCTTTTTTCAAAGGCATGGCGGAGTGGGCGGTGAAAATGCGCCAAGAAGTTCAGCAGGGGAAGATTGACGAAATCAGGAGGCAACTCAGCACTCTGTATTGGGTACCGTTCGATAGCGTCTGAAAGTTTCGCCTGTAGAGCGATCTCTCCACACTCACCAAGGAACAGTTATGAGATTAAAAGACTCACTTGTCAGCATCGCGGCTAGAGAAAAGAGCGGAGCTGATACATCTCGTAGATATGACTATCAAAAGAACTGGGCACTATGCCAAATTCTTGAGAAACATAAAACCGGGGATGACTACCTATTTATATTTGAACATCACGATGACGTCTTAATGCTTGATTCAGAAATTGAACCCCGAGAGGTATGTTTCTATCAGATTAAATCAAAAGACAGCGGCCATTGGAGTATGAGCAAATTATTGGAAAGGAAGAGGGGCAAAGACGGAACCCAATTATTCTCATATGTCGGGAAAATGTATGACAATAAAATCAAGTTTCAGGGGCAAACTAAATCACTTAACTTTGTCTCTAACGCGCGGTTTAATTTCAACCTGAAGCCTGTTTTTGCGAGCAAGCCCTCACTCTCCAAGACCACCATTTGCGCAAAAGAGATAGAAGACGATGAACTCTCCAAGATCAAGGATCAACTTGTAGCCGAACACGCCCTGAAAGAGCTTCCTGAGTTCGAGGATATTACTTTCTTCATCGCTACGGATTTGAGTTTGGGAGATCACGAGAAACATACTAAGGGCAAGCTTAGCGATTTTCTTGAAACTACTTTTTCTGAACGGAATTTTAAAGTCGGACCGATTCATCGAACGGTCTTTGATGAGATTAGACGCAAGAACAATTACAGTGAAGATATTAATTCTTTCGACGAGTTGGTTAAGCATAAGTCAATAGGCAGGAGTCGATTTGAAGAAATTCTCCAAACCATTGGTGTTCAGACCGATTTTGACGAAGCTTGGGCTACATTTGAGGCCCGACTAAACGTAGAGGGTTTTCCGTTTGGTCAGTTACTGAAAATCAAGAATGAGTGGAGAAGATGTGAGGTTGATCGGATGGACAGTGGAAACCTTGTGATCCAACGTATCGTAACAACGGCGCGTACTGCAGTGCAGCAGGCTAAAGAGACAAAAACCTTATCCAGTTTGGTGACTGAGGCATCTTTATACTGTGAGCAGAACTTACAAAAGTTCTCTACACTGCATAGCTCCGAATACATCATGGCGATGGTTTTGATGGAGTATTATGAGCAACAACTTCCAGCGACTGATTCGAAATCTTAGGAAAAAGAAACATGAAAAGCTTCGTCTTAAAAGAGATATTGCTCCTCTCAGCGATGGAAAGAAAGGCGAGACGAGTCAAGTTCGATCCTCGAACAACGATAGTCCTCGGAGCAAACGACACAGGTAAATCATCTTTATTAAAAAGTATCTATAGGGCCTTCGGAGCAGAGCCCGCAAGGACCCACCTCAAATGGAAGTCAGCGGAGGTTTATAACGTTGTACGATTTTCGTTAGATGGCGCAGATTACTCGATTTTCCAGCACAACAAATTGTATGCAATTTTCGATTCGGAAAATCATCTATTAAATATATTCACTAGCGTAACTAATGAACTAGGCCCCTACCTAGCTGATTTATTTGATTTTAAAGTTAAGCTGAATAGTAAGACGGGTGAGTCCGTTACTCCTCCACCCGCATACTTCTTCCTGCCCTTCTATATCGACCAAGATAGCAGTTGGGTGCACAACTGGTCATCATTCGCACGCCTTCAACAATTCAGCAATTGGAAGGCTGGTTTGGCCGAATATCACACGGGCATTCGGCCGAATAAGTACTACGAGTTTAAAGCTGAGAGTGATCGACTAAGTAAGGAAATCAAGGAAGCTATTTCAGAGTTGAACGCGCTTGAGGCCGCAAAGGAACGGATTAAGCGAGAATTTCCTGCAGGTACTTTTGACGTTGATATTGAATCATTCAAGGTTGAAATAGAAAGACTCTTAACAGAGTGCCAAGAGCTCAACAAAATTGAAGAAAAGTACAAAGAAGACCTTATAAGCTTAAGAAATGAGAAAACCATCATTGGATACCAAATTAAAGTAATTGAACACGCTATGAAAGAGAAAGCTGCTGACTACGCTTTCGTGACGGATGTACTGATTGACGAGCACGTAGATTGCCCAACATGCGGTGCCGTGTATGAGAATTCTTTCGCAGAAAGGTTTGCAATTGCTCAAGACGAGGACCGATGTCGTGATCTTATATTGCAGTTAAAGCAGGATGAGATAGCGATAAGCAAAAAAATAGACGCTCTTAACGTCGAGTATCTAGCACACCGAAACAAATTCAAGGAGGTCTCCAGAATTCTCGAAGCCAAACGAAGCGAGATTAGGTTACGTGATGTGATCGACTCGCACGGTAAGAAGGAAGTGGACCGATTATTTGAAGAGCAGGTCACAAAGTACAAAGGCGAAATATTCAAAAAGGATATGGAACTCAATCAATATAAAGATTCGTTAAAACATCTTGAAGAGCAAACGAAGATGCTTAGAAGAGAAATTACAAACTTTTACATTGATCACATGCGCGCCAACCTAAGTAAGTTGGACGTGCTTACGTTAGCAGAGAGTTCATACAAAAAGGTCTCTAGTAACATCATTGAACAAGGAAGTGATCTGCCACGATCGTTGTTAGCTTATTACTACAGCATCCTCTACACGATGCGGAATTACTCTTCTGCAACATTTTGTCCAATTGTGATCGACTCTCCGAACCAGCAAGGACAGGACAGAGAAAGCCTGAAGAAAATGCTCCGCTTTATCTTGGAGCAGCAACCTGAGAATAGCCAACTCGTGCTGGGGCTCGAAGATTTGAGTGGCGTTGAACCGCGAGGCAAGGTCATTGAACTCAAAACAAAATATGGACTTCTCCGGAGAGAAGAATACAAAGCCATCGCTCAAGAGTTAGCTCCTCTGCAGAGTATAGTTATGGAATCACTGGTTAGACGAAAGGCTGATATTTAAATTAACTGCCTTGAGTTTTGTCGCACCTCCCGATGCGGCTTCACGGGTTCAACACACAACATTCGGAGTGAAGACCCAGCATGGGAGTCAAACAGGAGTGGAGCGAGAAGCACCGCCGTAAAGTCTGGGGTTACGATGTGCGCATCCGCGTTGGCAACAAGGGCAAGCGTGTGCGCCGGTTCGGCTTCTCATCAAGGGCCGCCGCCGAACTGGCTCTGTCGAAAGTGCGCGTCACTGAAAACGAGCGGCGAGCCGGCGTCATCCCCGAGGAACCGCCTGCCATCATCACCATTCGGCAGCTCGTCGAGCGCCGCGTCAAAGTCCTGCCCGTTCCCAAAGGCGCACCCGGATACTACTCTCGCAACCAGGCCATCGGCGACCTCGAACGATTCCTCTCAATGACCGACGGCTCGATGCCGGTCGAGGGTCTTACCACGGCCCACGTCGCCGCCTACCGCGACGACCGTCTCGCCGCCGGGCTCCAGCCGCAGACCGTTGCTCGCGAGATCACGAACCTGCAGGCGTGCTTTAACGCCGCGAGCGAATACTTCCCGGAACTGGAGACGTGGCGGCCCCCGAAGCGCCCCAAGCTCAAAGTGCCGAAGGGCCAACGCGAGGCCACATTTGCCCCTGAGGACATCGCTCACCTCCTCGCCTACCTCAGGCGTCCCCGCGACGAGACACACGTGCGCTACAGCCGCGAGCCGATGCGCTCATATCGCGCCCGGCTCGATGCCGCCGATGCCTTCCAGATCGCCCTGCAGACGGCAGGGCGTTCGGGCGAAGTCTATAAGCTGCGATGGGCGGACGTGCTCTGGCATAAGGGTGCGCTCAGGGTAGATTCGACAAAGCTTGATGAGGAGGGGGTCATCTTCCTGCCCGAATCTCTGCTGGAGATGCTCAAGCGCAGGCGCGCCGAACAGCCGCCCGCGGGGAGATGGATATTCCCTTCCGACCTCCACCCGGATGAGCACGTCGCCCGCGGCTTCACCGCGCACCTCCGACGGGCCGCGCTCCATCTCGGCATCCCCTGGGGCTATGAGACACCAAGCGGCGTCGTCTTCCACACAACGCGTCACACGGCGACTACGGCCATGCTCGACGCCGGCTATGATCTGCCGACCGTGCAGGCCCAGACCCGCCACAGCGACAAGACAATGCTCCTGCGCTACGGCCACGCCTCGACTCGCTCGCGCCGCGCGGCCGTTACTGCCCTCGACCAGTTCGCCCCTGCGGCTGCGGCCGACGAAGGACAGGAATGAATGGTCACTTTTTCGTCCACTTTTTAGGCAATATGGGCAACTTGGGTAACATGGGTAGGGTCAATAAAAAAGAAAGAACTCCGAAAAGCCCCTTCTTTAGTTAAAGATTAGTATTGAAGCGGGCGACGAGACTCGAACTCGCAACCCTCAGCTTGGGAAGCTGATGCGCTACCATTGCGCCACACCCGCTCAAAGGGAATCGCCCGCACCGGCGGCACAAGCGTTTCAGGTG